ATCCAACTCAAAAAGATCGTGTTCGACATCAATGATGTGTAAACAGGCTGGCTTGAACTTGGCGTAGGTGTACGCAATTGGCAGCCTGATGCGGCACTCGGTAAGAAAGGACCGCAGCCATCACCAGAAAGTCGGCGCGGATTTATCGTCAAGTTTTACAACAAAGAGGTTGGGTTGGTGGAGTGGTCATCTAACGGTGTAGGTTCAAATATGTCGCTGGAAAAGCTGTACTTGGACTGCGCCGCGCAGCAAGCCGCCAATGCAGGCAAGTTGCCTGTGCTGGAGTACACCGGCAGCAAGCTGGAAAAGATCGGCAAGGGCACGACACGCATTCCAGCGTTCAACATCATCAGTTGGATTGATCGTCCCGCTGGCATGGACGCTGAAGGTGCTGATCACTCAGCGCCATTCAGTGCACCAGCTCAGCAACAAGTTACTCCACAGGCAGTAATCGTGCCACAGAAGTCAGCGATGGCCGCGGCAGTGGCTGATGACGAAATGTTTTAACTGATCGGCTTTAAGCACCGCTGGCTAACCCCAGCGGTTTTTTTTCCTCTAAAAAAATGGCAGCTAAATGCAAGCAGAACAAATAGCCAAGACGCTGGGCAACGCAAAGAAAGCAAACGGTCAATGGGTGGCGAGTTGCCCTGTACCGAGTCACGGCAAAGGCAACGGCGACAAGAATCCATCACTCTCCATCAACATCAATGATGATGGCAAGCCTTTATTCCACTGTCATGGTGGGTGCAGCCAAGAGGATGTCTTCCACACCATCAGAGCACTCAATCTGCTACCCGAACTCTTGGACAAGCCTGATCCACTCGCCAACATCAGACCGATTCCGCGCAACATACTGGAACAAGAATGGGCGTATCAGGATGAGGACCGTCAGACAGTGTTTGTTAAGCAGCGGTACAAGATTGGCGAGACAGGCAAGACCTATCGGCTGTACAAGGTTGACGCTGATGGCCGCAAGCACTCAACGCTAGGAGACGCACGCATAGTGCCCTACAACTTGCCAGCACTGCTGGACGCGAAGACCGCGGGGCGCAATGTCTTCTTGGTAGAGGGCGAGAAGGCAGCGGATGCGATCAAGTCAATCGGCATGATCGCCACCACCGCGCACACTGGCGCAGGATCATGGCCAGCCGCCATCACCGAATACTTTGCCGGAGCGCAGGTCATCATCGTGCCGGACAACGATGTGGCGGGTTGGGGTTATGCGTACAAAGCGGCAGAGGCAATACTGCCCATCGTCAAGTCACTAAAGGTAGTTGACCTCGGTCTGCAAGGGCAAGGTGACGATGCCTTTGAATTCATTGAGGCGGGTGGCGGTAGAGCCGAGCTGGTGGCGTTGGTCAAGGCAGCGCCAATCATCACAACGCTGGATCAGGTAACGATGCCCGAAAGATTGAATCCGATTCTTAATTCTGTGGCAAGCGCGGTGCAGACACCGCCAGCACCGTCAGACTTTGACATCGCCAAGGAATTTGAGGCAGAGCCAATCAAGGCAGAGGAACAAGCCAAACCGTCAAAGCAAATACAGATCGAGCATTGGGACTCGATACAGGATGAGCCGGTGCGTTGGTTGATAGATAAGGTGCTGCCTGTGGGTAGTTTCAGCGCGCTCTACGGACCGCCTGGCAGCTTCAAGAGCTTCCACGCGCTTCATATTGCTCACTGCATTGCCACAGGCACAGCATGGATGGGCAACGAGGTGACAGAGGCTGGCGGTGTTTTATATATAGCCGGTGAAGGCTTTGGCGGAGTTGGCGCAAGGATCAAGGCGTGCAAGCAGCACCATCAGACAGAAGCAGGCGCACCGATCTATGTCATTCGCCACCAACTCAACCTGAGATCAAGCATCGAAGACTTCAACGCGCTGATGCTGGCCGTGGAGACGCTAGTCATGGAGACAGGAATCGACTTCAAGTTGATCGTTGTGGACACGCTGGCCAGATCATTTGGCGGAGGAGACGAGAACTCGGCCAGCGACATGATGCAGTTTGTGGTGACCTGTGGGCACATACAGAAGATCGTGCAGGACGCTGCGCTGATGATCCTGCATCACAGCGGCAAGGACTCAGCCAAGGGGATGCGTGGATCGTCTGCGCTCTTAGGTGCTGTGGACAGTGAGTTGGAGTTGATCAGGTACGAGGACTCCATGAAAGGAGTTATCCGCATTGCCAAGCAGAAGGACGGAGAAGATGGGACGCGCTATGGCTTTGAGATGGTCACGGTGGAGCTTGCACCGCCAGCCGGATCACTTCATATCGGTGAGCCAATCACCAGCTTGGCGGTGCAGGCCAGCGAACTCGGATCGTTTGACAACGCCAAAAAGGACGGCAAAGGCAACAGCGGAAAGGGTAAAAACCAACGCATGGTGATGACAACTCTGGAGACTGTGGTCAAAAGCAATGGGACTATCAAATACATCGAAGGTTCACAACGCACTGTTGTCAGGTTGGAGCAGTGGAGAGAGGAATTGTGGTCAAAGATGGGGTGCACAGATGAGGATAAAAACACCTTTAAGACAGCTTGGCATCGCGCAAAGATGCAGCTTTTGGAGTCCGGACAAGGCGGCATAAGCGATGGATTTGTCTGGCTGCAATTCAAAACAGAAGACAAGGAAGAGTATTGATGCTGTATATGTGTACAGGTTACAGGTTACAAACAGCATACATATGTTACCGATTGAACCCTGCATGGTTACAGTTACAGATCGAGAGTCTATAAGACTCGATGATATGTAACCAATGCACCACTTGAAACCAAGGAAAACGAAATGGCGACAAAGAGAACAGCAAGACAGCATCCAGTGGTGGTGAGTCCAAGTCCACAAGCAGATGCGTGGACGATTTATGTGCAATCCAAGTTGGTGGAGTTGGAGGCCGCCAAAGCGGTCAGCGACAGGAAATGGGGAGAAAATCGACTGATTACTTTAGTAGACAGTGGACTGAGAGAGAAATTCTGGATTCAGAACAGCAGATTGCACCAAGCGATTGACGCAAAGGATCATGCGAAATTCGATTCCAGTCTGGCGGGAATGATCAGGGCGTACTCAGCCTTGGATCAATGGGCTGACGGTCAAGGCATTACGCCAGCCAGCGACAGCATTCCGAGAATTGAGTGGGAGATGCAGTCAGGTCAGGTCATGGTGATTGTCAGAACGGTCAACGAGACTTTGGCTATGCAGCGCGAAAGGCAGGAACTGGACAACAAGTGCATTTGGTCAATGGAAGAGTTGGAGGTCATCTTCAACGATCCGCTGGTTCAGCAGATCATTGCAGTCAAGGCGTTTGATCCAACAGCCAAGGTGGTCAGCTTCAAAGCGAACGAGAAATTCGGTGGACAATCAGGCTTTGATGATCTGGAAAACGATCTTCATGCCTTTGAAGGCGATCAGCCAGAAATGAAATTCAACACAAAACAAGCGGAGAGGTTCAAAAATGGAACAAATTAAGCGATTAGCGGCCTTGATCAAGGAAAAGGTACTGGACATCGTCCAGCGTGTAAAAACGGCTTTAAAGCGGGTCTGAGCGTGGTTGGCAACCCAAAACGCAAGAAGGATGTCGCATTCCTGAACGATATGCCTGAAGAGATGATCTTCAGCATGGTGGAAAGCGGCAAAAGCATTGCCAACATCTGCATCGATCTGGGCATCAGCAAGCGTGCGCTAGACGATTGGATTGAGGAAAACGATCACGGTGCTATGATTGCACGCGCGCGCACGCGTGCAGCAGACCTGATGGCTTGTGAGACGATAGAGATAGCGGACGGCATGGATGTCGATCACGCGCAGCGCGATGTCCAGCGCATCCGAACTCGGCAATGGCTGGCCGAAAGGTGGGATCAGAAGACTTATGGCTTACAAAAAGCGGCTTCGGTCAACATCAACATCCAAGACTTACGCATGGCGGCACTGCGCCACACCGAGGTGATCGAAGACTTATCCACAGAAAAGCGCAATGGTTGAGCACATTGCCCTGTGGATAACTCAAATCTGCTTGCTGATTGAGCAAATCAGAGCCAGTTATCCACAGTTGACTTAACATAATGGACATCGTGTCAAATGGATTATGTCAGCAATCT